AAAAATCGATTCAATATTAACAACATTAAAAACACTTAAAACTAAATAACATGGCATTTTCAGTTTCATCGTTAACAGACTACGTTAACCAAACCAGTAAGGAGTTGCTCACTGCCTTACACTTCGAGTCAGAAACCGCTGCATTGGCAAACGTGCAGGTTGGAGTAAAGAGCAAAATGGCTTTGCAAATTTTAACAAACACGCCGATACCACAATCAGGTGATGGTTGTTCATTCCTTGCATCAGGCACAACTGCATTTACGCAGCGTGAAATCGATGCAAAGGCGGTGAAGTATCAGGACACACTTTGTCCACGTACACTTGAAGCGAAATGGACACAAATCCTTTTGAAGAACGGTCAGAAATATTCTGAAGCCGACATACCTGCAAAGATTGTGACCGACATCGTTGCACAAATCAAGAAGCATCAAGAAACTGCCGACTGGCAGGGCGATACAGCATCGGGCAGTGCGTACTTGTCTATCTATGATGGTTTGATAAAAATCATCAAAGCGGCAACGGGAACAAACGTAGCCACAGCAGTATCAGGACCAGTGACCACATCAAACGTGCGTACCATTATGCAGAATGTGGTTTCAAAGATTCCCGTTCAGCTGAAAGGCAATGCAGGCGTTAAAATATTCTGCGGTTACGACATTGCTGAATTATATCGTCAAAAGATGTTCATCGATAACTTGTTCCACTTCCCAGTGGGCGGCGACCAAAAGAACATATTTGCAGAGGGTTCAGTACACGAAATCATCCCCGTACACGGTCTTGATGGTTTAGGTTCAAACAGTGGCGATAACCCATTCATCTTTGCTATGGACCCTGACCGCAATTTGTTCTTGGGCGTTGACTTGCTTAACGAAGAAGAAACTGCTGAAATGTGGTATTCACAAGATGACCAAAACGTGAAATACTCTTTCCGTTATCGTCGTGGTTGGCAGGTTGCGTTCCCATCTGAAATCGTTGAATATTCTAATTCTTAACATCACTAAAACCACCGAAATACTATGAGTTGTTTATTAACGCAAGGGTTCAGTTTAGACTGCTTAGGCGACAATGCAGGTGGTGTAAAAGAAATATATATCACCGAGTTCAATAACGTAACGGCAATTACTACTGCATCGGGTGCTATCACTGCCATCACAATGACAGCAGGTAAGCAGTTTTGGACATACGAACTATATTCAGAACAGGGCGAAGTAACCGAAACGGCAATCAAAAAGCCTGAAAACGGTACAATCGCACACGAGCAGTCAGTTAAAATACCGTTGTACAAACAAGAAACGAACAAGCGTAACGAACTATACATCGTTGCGAAAAATCGTGTATTGATAATTGTTAAAGATTCCAACGACAAGTACTGGTTATACGGCGAGGGCTACGGCTTGAACCTGATCAACCGTATTGCTACGTTCGGAAAGTTGATTGATGACCGAAATGGCTACGAGTTAGAATTTACCGGCAAAGAGCCATTGCCTGCCAAAGAAGTTGCTTCAGGAATTATTCCTGCGTTACTTTTGCCTGCGTAATTGTTTTGTTTCATTATTTTGAATTTGAGCCTGCCGTTTCTACGGTGGGCTTTTTTATTACACTTTGCCCTTTATTCTATTTACCTATATGCTGATAATAGAAAAGAATAGCATCAACAGATTAGTGGTCACTGCATCAGAAATGACCGACTATGACGATTCGAGCTTCGTGTTGCAGTTCAAGAGTAAACAGACGTTGGAAGTGGTGCAATGCACAGCAACAGACACGAGTGCTTTTAAAAAGCGATACAACTACTTGACGATTACAGATACAGCAACGCCAACGGCATCGAATGAGGTCAACCTGAAGTTAGGCTATCACGAATACACGGTATTAAGCAATGCAGGCGATGTGCTTGAACGTGGATTGGCACTGGTTATATGGCAGCGTTCTGCGGTCACTGAACACACAAGAAATAACACTAATATTGTTTATGAGAAAAACTACTGATAAAGCAAACCTATACGAAGTAAAATTAGAAGCGCATAAGATACCCGTGAACATCGAACGACCACGTGATGGGTATGTCACCTATGGCGAGGACAATCTATATCCAAACTATCTGATTGAATTATACAACCGTTCAGCAAAGCACAATGCGATTGTCAATTCAAAGATTACCTATGTATATGGTCAGGGCTTGCAGGTCAATGTGCAAGATGCAAGGGTGCAGGCATTATACGATTCAGTTAACCGTTGGCAGTCGTTGAATGAATTTGCCTATCAGCTGATTACTGATTTGGAACTGTACAACGGTTGTGCGATTGAATGTATATGGAATCGGGCAGGCACGTCGTATGAAATGAAAGTATTGGAGTTCAAGAATGTGCGGTCGAACGTCGATGGCAGTACGTTTTATTATTCGCCACAGTGGGCGCAGTATAACACGAATGACATCATTGAATATCCTGCATTCGATGTGACCAAACGCAAAGGCAGTCAAATATTTTATTACAAGGTTTACAGACCCGGCTGCAAAGTTTACCCAATCCCGAACTATATCGGCTGCATACCATATATCGAAACAGACATCGAAATCAGCAACTATCACTTAAACAACATCAAGAACGGATTTTGGGGCGGAAAGGTTATCACTTTCATTGCACAACAGCCGACAGCAGAAGAGATGCGAGCGATAAGCAAGCAGTTCAAATACACGAAAGCAGGAACAGACAATGCAGGTAAATTCGTGTTAAACTTCGTGCCGAATAAAGATGCAGCACCTATCATTGAAAGCCTTGAACCCGATGACAGCGATACCAAGTTCGAGATATTGAATAAAACCGTGTTGCAGGAAATATTTGTCGGTCATCAGATCACAAGTCCGATGCTGATGGGTGTACGTGTTGAGGGGCAACTGGGTGGGCGAACTGAAATGCTTGATGCGTATGAGTTATTCAAGAATACCTACGTAAACGGCAGGCAGCAGATAGCGGAAAAGATTATCAACTTCCACGCTGAAAACATCACGGGCACGGCAAATGCGTATTCGATAATACCGACCGAGCCGATAACACCTGCACAGCAGGAAGTGCAAGCCAAAGAGATGCAGGGTGAAAAGCAACAAGCCGAAGTGAACGATGCACTGCGCAACCTAACGGGCAGGCAGTTGCAGAACGTGATGCGCATCATAAACAAGTACGGCAAAGGGGTATTGACCTATGAGCAGGCAGTAACGATGTTGAGGGGTGGGTATGGCTTGACCGATACCGACATCGATGCGATGTTGGGCGAAACATCAGAATTCGCAAGTGAAAGTAAAGACTGGCAAAAGCATTTACAGATTGCAGAAACATTCGGGGTGGCAGAGGAGATGGTGACGATATTGAAAGTAGTACGGCAGCACTTCAGCAGCATAACCGAAGCGGAGCATTACGCAATGGCATCAGAAGAAATCGTTACAAATAAGATATTAAAAATCCTGCAAGAAACACCCGACATCAGCACCGAGAATATAGCAAAGGCGATACGTGAAAAGACAGACCGCATTGAAACATTAATCAACAAGATGATTGATGACAAGTTAATCAAGCCGACTGAAAAAGATGGTCAAATACTGCGAACGCCAACAGCAAGGGGTCGGGATGGCATCACGCCAATCGGCAAGATACCTACCATCACGACGATGTATCGTTATGCGTTACGCAGCGATGCGCCGCCATTAAGTCCGGGCGGTGAAAGTCGTGAATTTTGCCAAAAGATGATGGACAGAAAAAGGTTATACAGCAAGCAGGATATTGACCGTATGAGTGCAATATTCGGATATGATGTATGGCGAATGAAAGGCGGTTGGTACACCGTACCCGACACAGCAGGGTTATTACACGTACCCTATTGCAGGCATACGTGGGAACAAGTTTTAGTCATCGAAAAATAAAATAACTATGGTACGATTTATATCAGAAGCAGACCTAAAGAATAACAGCGTAATGAGCGACAACATCGACTACAAGATGTTAGGGCAGCTTATTGACGATGTGCAGGAGCAAAGGATTCACCCGATACTTGGCACTGAATTATACACAAGGCTAAAGACCGATGTGACGAATAACACATTGGCAGGCAATTACCTGACCTTAATGAACGATTACATACAGCGTTGTATGATTGCTTATATCATTGCCGATTCACCGATGTATATCAGCGTAAAGTATCTGAATAAGGGCATAATGACCAAGATATCAGAAACGGCAACGCAGGTCAACATGACCGATATGAAAGAGGTGATTGACTGGTGGCAAAATAGGGCACAATGGTATGCTGAAAGAATTACTGCCTACCTATGCGAAAACAGCACCCTATTCCCTGAATACGAGAACGGCAACGATGCAGAAGATGACATACAGCCAAACATTCAAAACTACTTTAGCGGTATGTTACTTGATGATGGCGATAACGATTTTATTGACCGGGCAGGCATACCGAGATTTCAAGAACCATACAAGAAACGCAAATGGTAAATGAGCAAAGAAGCAAACAACAGAAATATCATCAAGCTAATTAAATACGAAGCAAAGCGTGAAAACAAAGTACAGCATCAATCGGCTTATCAGGTCGTTAAAAAGCATCGCAGAAAAGCATCTGCAAATAAATAGCTTCGGCACTGGCAGTCTTTATGATGTCAGCTTCAGGAAGTTATTATATGGCGGTATGCCCGACAAGAACACCGAAACGGCACAGCCGACATACCCATTGATGTGGTTTAATGTCATTGATTCGAGTTTGCAGGGCAGGGCATCGTATTTGAACTTTCAGTTGTTATTTGCTGACCTTGTTACGGATGGCGAAAAAAACGACTTCGAGATATACAGCGACCTGCAATTAGTGGCGCAGGATGTGGTTGCGTTACTGCAACGTGAAAGCGTAAAAGAAAAAGACTTCAGCATTGATGCGAGCGTGACGATGAACCCCTTTGCAGATAGGTTTGAAGATAGCCTAAATGGGTGGGTGGTGAACCTACGTATCAAAGTACCGTATGGCTTTGAAAATTGCAGCGTTCCGGTATTTGAACCTGATACGACAGAAGTCATTGGCGGTGTTGACGATGTGCGAAGCCTTGAAGCGACGAAGCCACAAACGACAGTGGTTGGTGGGGTTAATGATGTGCAATACGACAATGCGATATTTGAACAAAACAAGATAAATTCTATTTAAGGTTATGGCAATATTTACGAGAACAATCAACACGCAGGATAGCAGAATGATTCAGAAGCTATCGACCGTTACGGGGCAGGTGCCAACAGTTGCCCCATCGGACAACCACGTCGATGGCACTTGGGATAGTTTGGATGTATATATCGGTGAGTTGTTTATGAATGCAGCAGATGGCAAGATGTGGTGCAGGACAAACAACGGCATCAAAGAAATATTTGTTGTGCCGAGCAATGCAGCGACAGGCGATGTGTTTTATTTGAGTGGTGGAACTATACAGAAGTTAGCAATCGGCACAAGTGGTCAGGTGCTTGCCGTGTCGAGTGGTGGCGTTCCTGTGTGGCAGAATGATTCAGGTGGCACAAGCACATCGGCAGATGTGTTCCAGTATAGAGATGGTTCAAACTTCATCACTGCACAGCAGGCAGAGGGCGACAACACAGCACTATCATTCGGAACGACAAGCAGGCGCACACAACTATTGCCGATATATGTTCCTGTGGATTGTGAAGTTGATGGATTTGTAACGCAGACCAATTCAGCGGCATCAGGTTCGTTGACATCGTTTGCCATTTATTCGTACACGAATCCGATTGAAACAGGTCAAGAATTTGTCTTAATTGATGGCGCAACAGATGTGGACACGTCAGCGAGTGGCAGTATAGATGTGCCGCCTGACAACGCTATAACATTAACAAAAGGGTGGTATATGTTGGCTATGTTCAGAAATACAGCAGCAGCAGGTCAGTCTTGGCTTCAATTCGCTAATGGTGCATTGCTACCTGTGTTCGGATGGAATAGCTTCGCATCGGGCGACACGATAAAGATGTTTTATGAGAACACATTGACAGACCTTGCAGCAGGCACTTTACCTGCAACGATTAATGAAGATACAGAACTTGACTTCAGCGGCAATTCAAACATACTTGCTTATGCAATAAAAATCACTGCTAAATGACAACAATAAAGCGTGAAGTAAACCTTATGCAGTTAGTTGCCGTAGCAACGCCGTTACTGCTTACGATGATTGGCGGTTGGATAACAACACAGAACGACATCGCAACGATAAAGAATGAAGTCGAAAACATTAAGCAACAGCGTTCAGCAGACAAGCAGGAGTTAAGAGATGAGATGAAAGAAATTAAGACCGACATCAAAGAGATTAAACACATATTAATTCAGCAGTCGTTAGACAATGCAGGTAAGTAAGCACATATCGTACCGGGAAGCGACGTACAGCCCTACTGCAATAAGGTTGGGTATAACGAATCATCCTGATGCGAATCAGCTTATTGCAATGAAAGCAGTTGCAGATAATTGCTTTGAGCCTGCAAGGGAGTGGTACGGAAAACCGATATACATCAACTCTTTCTTTCGGTCGTTTAAGTTGAACCTGCGTGTAGGTGGTGCGGCGAACTCACAGCACATGAAAGGGGAAGCGATTGACATCGATACACGTAGCCGTGATGAAAACAGAATATTATATGAGTGGATGCGTGACAATCTGAAGTATGATCAGTTGATATGGGAATATGGCAATGATGATGGACCGGATTGGATACACGTATCGTACACAAAAAACAACAGACAGCAAACAATCAAAATACTTAAAAAATTTTAACGATGAAAAAGACCATTCTCTTCAGTGTACTTTCACTTGTGGTACTCACTTTAACAAGTTATTCAGTAATTGCATCACCAACGCTTGCTGCGTGGTTTGGGGTAATTATTGCAGGAATTACCGTATTCTTAAACAACGCATACACGATGTCGGGTAAATGGGTTGCAGAGGGTTGGTCGTATGCACAGTGGATTGTCGTGCTTGCAAACATCATTCTTAATTCTGCTGCATTGGTAAATTCATCTGCACTTGTTCCGGTTGAAGTGGTGAACTTCGTCACCATTGGCGCAACGATTGCCATTCAGTTCTTCGGTAAAAATTATATTACAGAGGTGAGCGATGGCGACTGGCGCAAAGGATAAAAAGAAATTCAGAGATACTGCGGTCGGCAAGTTCATCAACGAAAAAGCACCGCAGGTATTGGATGCAGTCGGCGATGTACTGCCTGATAAGGGTGTGTTCGGTATTGTAAAGAACATCATCAGCAAAGACGACAGCATACCGCAGGAAGTCAAACAAGAGATGATGCAGTTGTTAGAATTGGAATTGAACGACCTTGCAGATGCACGAAAGCGTGAGAGCGAAATTGCAGCGAGTGAAAATGCACCGCTATTGAATAAGATTGTTTCGCCGATACTTGCACTGGTCATTGTCGGGTTGACATTCGCACTCTTCTATATGGTGATGTTCAAACAAATTACTGCGGTTGAAAAAGATATACTTGTGTATGTGTTAGGTGCATTGACATCGTATGTCGGGATGGTGTTGTCTTATTATTTCGGCAGCAGCAACGGAAGCAGGATAAAAGATTCAGCGATTAAAGAACTGATAAAGCGATGAATGATATAGAGTTCGGAATGATGGTGCTTGGCGTGATGGTGTTCGTTTACGTATTGGTAAAAGTATGCACTGAAAAATTGCCTGAAGAATAGTAATATTGTAGCGGATTAGTTTCATAGTTTTTTATTAGGTAAGGGGGCGAAATGCCCCTTTTTTATTAAATTTTATTTCCTTGTATATCAATCAGTTATGCAGTAATTAAAAAAAAAGTTACTGAAATGCTTGTTTATATGTTGCAAATGTTATTATATTTGTACTATCAAAACAAACAAAACAATGAAAGATCAATTAGAACTAATCGAAGATGCGCACAACATCGAAATGTGCAAGTGCCCGGTATGCAACAGTACTGACGAACAGTGCGGATAT